GCTGCTCTGTCAGCGGACTCGTCAGCAGTTACCTGCTTCTGGATCATACGCTCAAAGAGACGTGCCTGGTTGTCGGCCTGTGACGCTATCATCTTCATTACGAAGCCGCTTACGCCCCCTCCTAGCATTGCTAATAGTTCTGGTGTCATTAGTCCCTTTCTTTAAGTTCCTTGATTACCTTGACTGCTGAGGCAGTCATATAGACTAAAGTAGCAAGACCTACGACTAGCCCTAGAAGTTCGTTAATGTGACCTAGTTCAATAGTGGCGATGAAGCCCCCCGTCCCTATGGTAGATTTGTAAACAATGTCCTGCATTCAAATTTATATTTTTGTTAGTGGGAAGTTTACTGAACCGCTCTCGTCGATGTCATCCGTTAGGTTGCGCAAACTTTGGCGGTATGCAGCCCAAGCGGCAATTTCTTCTTCTGTAAGGTCAGCGTCGTTGAGCTGTGTCCAATCGGATGCAGCGAGTAGACGATTACGTTCTGGACGTAGGGATGCTTTTACTCCCTCTGGATCTTCTGCCCAGCGTTTTGCTGCCAGAGAAACTAGCTTTCCTTCAATTAAGAAAAATATTTCAACCGAAGTTTCAAGCTGCTCTGCTTCTTCATCAGTAATTTCAGCGACCTCACGTCCTTCTGGAGTAAATTTAAATGCTTCCTCTGATGTTCGTAGGATTCGTCCGAGTGGGCTAATTAGTGCGTATTTCATAAGTTGTTTATCCAGTTGAATTTTTGGTTAAGTTGCTCTGAAAGCGGGCGACCGAGTGTCTCGTGCCAGTCTTTCTTTAAAGGTTTTACTTCTTGTCGAATGACGTGGTCTCCATAAGGGAAACCTACATCGTGTTCTTGCGTGTACTGCTCTACGTTGGACGTATTATGGATGAATGGTTTTTCTCCTAGATACTCCCAGACCTTGTTCATTACTTCCTGAGGGTTCTCTGTTAAGTCCTCTGCGTGGACGAACATAAGCCTGTCGCCAAAGCGTTCCTTGGCTTCGTGCAAACGTTCGATAGCAATCCCGATAGGAGGGCTTTGTAGCCAGCCGCTTGCACGCTTATCAATCGTTGTCCAATTCTGAGGGCTTTGTTGCTCTGCACCATTAAACACCTCTGGATGCTGTATGCGTTTCTTCTCCATACTTGAGAGGATGCCACGAATATCACGGACGGGGACAAGAACCTTAGCATCAGGCCATACCTTAAAGAGCTGATCGAGGTGACCAACCCAAGAGCGGCATTTGTCTACAACTACAGGTCTCTCTGTGATGCTGTTAAAAGCATTCTCACATCCAGCCTTCACGTAGTCCAGATACATAGGCTCGAGGACATTCTTCATATCCACCGCTTTTGCTTCTTCAGTCTGAAACACCTGGCGAGCTATGTACCCTATTTCGTGCAAGGCACTAGTAGGGGTAGCGTGAACCCTTGGGTTCTGTGCAAGTAGATTGCAGAGCAGCGTAGAGCAAGCTCGTGGAAGACCAGATACGAAGTGTAGTTGTTTACTCATATAGGTCTACAATTATTACAAGTCTGCAATAACTGTCAAGCCTCCATACGTAGCTCCGTATCCTGTTGATCCTACTGGAACGTGGATTTCACTTAAAGCTACGGTATAGTAAAACGCATTTGACCCAAGTGTAGGAGCTGCTGTGGCTAGGCAGTTAACTCTAGATAAAGAGGGATTGTAATAGAATGCGTTCGACCCGATGCTGGTGACACCGCTTGGTATTGTGATGCTAGTAAGGGCAAGACACTTGGATAAAGCACGCACCCCGATGCTGGTAACGCTGTCTGGAATCGTGATGCTCGGCAGGCTGCTACAGTAATAGAATGCGTTAGACCCGAGGCTAGGGATATTACTACTGAGGGTGATGCTCGTCAGGGCTCCGCAGTAATAGAATGCGTTCGACCCGAGGCTAGTGACGCTGTCGGGAACGGTGAAGCTCGTAAAGTTCATACTAGCGAATGCAGCATCTCCGATGGTTGTGACGCTGTCGGGAATGGTAATGCTCAACAGCTGGTTGGCGTTACGAAATGCTTCGTTTCCGATACTAGTAACGCTACTAGACATAGTAACGCTCGTTAGTAAACCGCAGTATTTCAATCCTTCAGCCCCGATGCTAGTAACATTACTTCCAATATAAATAGTGCTTAAGTTACTATTGTAGTATCCAGAAGATTTAGTAATAGTCGTGAGATCTCTAGTCTGCTGAACTCCAGAAATAACGTCTGTTGTAAATGGATATTCGATTACTCCTAGCGAGTCACGTGCTGCTGCGTTATTTGCACTCTGTAGTAAAACGTCTACGTCTGTTGATACTGTAATGTTTGCCATAATTATTGAGGTCTAATGTATTTAAATGTTGAGCTAGGTCGTAGGTATAAAAATCCAGAACCAGAACTTCTAATGTAAAGAAACTCTGCTGGTGGAGGAGTAACGCTAGATATCCGCTCTCCGTTTAATGCAAGTTTTAAACTAAGAAACATATTATTTTAATCCTATGCCGATTCCCATACTCATACTGCCCTAAACTCTGTGACAAGCTACAAGTCCAGACGTTAAAGATACAGCCGAAAATTGACCGTATATAATTGTTCCAGCTGGAAGAGTGGCTCCCGTTAAAACCTGTAGACTTGTGTCTACGTTGCTTGATGTTAGGGTAGCCAATACAGTGTCATTAATGACCTGTATAGCCCCAATACTTGTTACCGTTGCGGTATCTCCACCGCTCAGTATTTGAGAACCTACGGAGCTGAACTCCAGTGCGTTGTTTCTTGAACTTGCCATAATTTGTATTATATCACAGGGTTACTATCGGGCTTGCCGATTTACGTAAGTGGAAAACTTTTTGTTGATTGTGTTGTTGTTTGACCTAAGGTCAATTTTTTCTAGCTCTAGTGCAAGATAAGTCCCAGCGACTCCTTCTTCCTGGAGAGCCTTTGTATGCTGGCCATCCATTCGTAAGAAGTCTGCGTAGACGGCGTGCGCCAGAAAGAAAAAGAACTCGTAGGGTATATCGGTTGATGCTTCCGTAAACGTAGGAAGCTCCTTCTGGTAGTTTACAAATACCTTACCCGAATCGTTGGCAATAAGGTTTAGTACATTGGCACCGTTGGAGTCCACGTAGAACTCATACTCTAAGGCTGAGTTACGATTAAAAGGCTGTGTTCGATAGATGCGTTGGAAGTCCGAGATGTCATCGAGTGAGGACTCCGCATAAGGAACTACGCCAGTAGAACTGACTGTACGCTCTTCACCTATGACGGCGTAGCGTGGCCAACTAGGGCTAGTTCGGTACGCTTCAAATGCTCGTCGATTGACGAACTGTAAAATATTAAGCTTCTCCTCTGCGGTGAAACTACCTACACCTGAAAGTGCTGTCACTAAATTATATAAATCGCTGTAGGTTTTTATCTGCATTATAGCTTGTTCGGAGTAAGGTCTGAGAAATTCTTTTGGAAATACTGCAGGAACTCCTTGGAGTGCACTGTTTCTTGTCCATATTTTTTGATAAGTCGGAAGTACTCACGGTGCGGAATTGTTGCAACGCAACGTCCCAACACAGGATGGACCTTGCCTTTTTCCTGTGATGCTTCCTTGCGGGCCTGATCTACACGGGACGATTCCGTCCTGCGCTCAAGTTCAAATCCGTTTTTAATTTCATCCATAAAGGCTTTATCTACCTCTGCGTCAGAATAAGTTGGTGCTTTCGTGATTATATCCATTGTTGTAAATAAAAGTAAAAAAGGGCAAGGGGGGCTTTTGCCCCCCTCGACCAGAATTTAATTAGCTACCAGAGAAACGCATTGGGTCGAAGATACGAACACCAATGATAACTTCACCGTCAGTAAGGTCAGCTACTGTTCCACCAAATTTGTAGATAAGGTTTGTACCAGAAGCACCACCAGAACCAACTACAGGTGTAGCTCCTCCTTTGATGGTTGTGGTTGCAGCACTTTTAACAAAGTCTGTACCAGAGTTATATACAGTAGCACCGTTGTTACCGTCGATGTCGAAGCTGTCAATAAGACCATCATCGTCAGTTCCAGTTCCAACCTCTAGTGTAATATCAGTTGCTCCAACAAGAGCTACGGACTCTACAGCAAAGGCAACGTCAACTGCACCACCTGCTGGGATTTTTCCCCAGACAGTTTGATTGGTGCTTGCGTTAACAATATCTTGCGCAGACAGAGTAAGTACGTGAGTGAAATCACCACTTGATTCGTTTACAGTTAATTTTGACATATTATTATATTTCCTTTATTGATTGTTAATAATTACTGAGTGATCTTACCGTGAGCTTGTGGATGGTAGACACCCAAAGTCAAAGTGCAATCGCAGAATCCACGTTCGCCACCACCAAGGTTAGGCAGACGAGTCGAACCCATAGGGATCAGTTCGTGCACACCGTAGTACTCAGGGTTGATTAGGTAGCCGTCATTGAAATCAGTACCGCCAGCAAGAGTAGCAGGAGCAGTATCTGGGTTCATGTTGACGATGGACACGATGCCGTGATCGCTTTGGTAAAGCTCAACAGAGAGCTTGATTTCAGCACGGTTGCCGTCGTAGTTTACACTACGGATGTTTTCAGTTGCACCAGCCGAGACACGAGCGAAGTCAGCGATAGTACGGCGAAGACCAGTGTCAGCAACAAGCATAAGGTTGTTGGTGTTACCAGTTTCACGATAGATCGAAGAGATCAAGTTGTTCAGAGCAAGTTCGCTAAATGGTGCTCCAGCTGCGCTGATGTCATAGATCGAAGAAGCAGGAGTACGGAAGTTCGCAGGAACGTCAGCAGGACCAGCGGAATCGATCCAGTCACCAAGACCACGAAGGCCGTAAGGTGTACCAGCACCATCTTCGATGCTGCGATCTTGTGTACCGATGATAGTAGCTTCAACGTCACGCTTAAGCTCACGAATTGCTTTAGCTTCAGCTTGTGCAATCTTAGCTGGACCAACGGACTCAACAGCTTCTTGCAAGTCAGAGACTTGGAAGTTGCGGCGGAATTTTTGGACGTAGTTACCAAGACGAGCACGGCCAGCAAACTGGTCGGTGAATGCAGTAACATCTGCGCCTTCGTCTACACCTGTAGTAACAGGAGCAGAAAGAGCGTCTACGGTCCATTCAGTGAATGTAGCCGAGGACTTCTTTTTAGAAGCGGATGATAAAACAGGAGTTTCTTCGGGAGCCAAGATGGTAAGTACATCTGTAAGCTCTTCACGATTAGAAACGGCGGAACCAGTATTAGTGGTGTCGAATGTATTTGAGAATGCCATTGTATTTTATAATTGAATTATTTGTTTTGTAGTTGAAGTGTTCGGAGAGTAATGAAGTCACTCTTATCACCTGACTGCTTAAACTGAGAATTCAAGTTCTTGATTGATTTACTGGTACGACTAGCTGGCTTATCTGAGCTTGCTGCACTTGGAGAAGAAGTATTAGAAGGGTTAAGCCTTACATTGGACTTAGTTTCTTTTACTGCTTTTCGACCGTAGATACTGTTAGCGGCGTGCGCTAGCAGGTACGGCATCTGTGCTTTAACGTCAGGCGGAAGGTTCTTCATTAATGTTTCGACCCGAGAGTCTCCCATAATGGCTTCGTATTCACGCCTTGTGTCATTGTCTTCGCCTTTCATCCAAGGTAGCTCCGCTTCAGCCTGAGAACTTAAGTGCTCCTGCATTTGTTTGCTTTGCTCAACTTCTTGGATTTTCTGTAGGCGATCAGGAAGGAACTTGTCACGGGCCTTGCGTGCCTGCAATAAAGCATTGCGGACATCAACCTTAGTCATCTCCTTACCTTCTACCTCTGTGACTACATCATCAGCTTCGTATCCGTCTGCATTGAACATAATGTCCTCTGCCCATTCAATTACATTACTAGCGTCCGTTGCTTTTGCTTGTAGATCCTCAAGGGTTTCTACATCGGCAAAGGGGTTATTAGTAATCTCTTGCTTTGGTTTAAGCGGATTGTTTTGTTCAGCAGAAAGTTTAGCTTCAATTTGTTGTAGCTTTTCTTCTGCTGCCTTACGTTTAGCTGTGAGTTCTCCGAAGCGAGCTACTGCACGGCTGCCTAGCTTATCGGCTAGTTCCCGCAGTTCCACTTCGGACATGTCATCTAAATCAATCTGAGAAAGAACTTGCTCTTCTGATTCTGCTTCGGGAGTTTCGTCTTCAGTACTCTCGTCTGATTCCTCTAATCCCTCTACTTCATCGGTAGCAATTTCGTCAGCGACCTCCTCTTCAACCTCGGGAGCCTCTGGCTCTTCTGGTTGAGGCGTTGGTTGCCCTAAGCGTTGGACCGCAAAGTCTTCCGCTGTGATATTTGTCTTTTCCGCTGTATTACTTTCGGGTTCAGCGTTTCCCGTTGTGACTTCGTTGTTCATATATTTCCACTCTTCAACGCCGAGCGATAGCTATGTTGTGCATTATAGCATACGAAATGTATGCTATGAAATTATTCGGGGGATGAAGTCTCCGACCAGCTGGCAATTGTCATAATCTGATCGTAGCTTAGAATGCGACCTGATAACTGCTGTAGCTTATCAGTTGAAACCTCGTGCATTTCTGCGATGCACTCTTCACGCATCTGCTTGATTAGATCAATAAATCGGTTAAACGAATCGTGCCGATTTAGATGTTCAATGTCTTCTTGAATAGTCATATTA